TACAAGTGTAAGGTTTAATTTTTCGGCAATATACTCATAAGCATAATCATTGCTGCCGTTCCATGCCAAATAATCTTCTCCACTTAGAGAAATATTGCCTTCGGCAACTGACTGACCAACTGAGATTGGCATTGCCTCTGTTCCTTGACCTCCAGTAAGTAGTTGGTAGTAGAAAGTGCAAGCACTCTCTAGGTTGTCGTTTACGATGATTGCGTTAAGAAGAGAAGCCTCTAGCTGCTCTCCGTTCTTCCAAACTTGTACTGGTTCGATTTGTTTCATTTTTATTATTGTTTAAGTTGGCACCGTGCCTAAATCTTCTGCTGCAATATTATAATATTTTGAGCCTATTTGAACTCTTATGCTACCATTAGCTGATGTTGTTTCAGTAAGAAATCTTCCTAGCAACCAATTTGCTGATGTACTTCCATAAGGATTACCAGTCTGAATTCCACCACTAAAATATCCATCTCCGTAGCAAGTGATTCTTGAACTTCCAGTTGTTCCGTTAAGAATTAGAAATCCGCTAGAATTTAAAGTCATTGCATTTTGAATGGTAGTATTAAAAATTACAGAATTCTGAGCAGAGTTTGATGATTGTTTTAATTGTACTTCTCCTGCTGATGACACACTTATTCTTTGAGTTGTATTAGTGCTAAATGCAATTGTATTAGCACTTGGCAAGTACATTCCGTTTGTTGGAATAGTTGAGCCTGATGGGATAAAACTTGCAGCCGTCACCGAAGAGGAGAAGGTAGCTGCTCCTGTGGAGCCGTTTAGACTTAAAGCTGAAAATACTCCTGATACATTTATGTATAAGTTGCCATCTGAAAAAGATTGTAATTGCCAATTTTTACCACTGCCAGAGGTACTCTGTATATATACATTAGCATCTGCTTGACTGAAATGCCCATTACCACTAACCTGCAACCTTGCTCCGTTGTCGGAGGTTGTTCCAATCAGCACATTTCCGCCCGAGGTAATGCGCATTCGTTCGGAACCACCCGTATAAAATGTCATAGGTTGGAAACCGCCATAAGAGCTAACAGTAATTCTACCCTCTGATGAAGAACCTGCCAATACTAAAAACGCTGATGTGCTTTGGTCTGCTGATGTTCTTATGCCATCACCTACAACATCTAATTTATTTGCAGGCGTCGGTATACCAATCCCAACATTTCCGCCTGAGGTGATTCGCATTCTCTCAGAATTGTTAACTCCGAAAGCTAAATAATCTCCATTATGAGCATAACTTAAATATCCATTATCTGCACCTGTATCTCCAAAATATAATTCACTAAACCCAGTAGTTGTAGTTGATTTTAAAGTCATTTGTGGATTAACCGCTGAAACTTCTAATAATCTTGTTGGAGCAGTAGTACCTATACCTATGTTAGCATTCCCTGCAACCCATAAATTCCCATTAACCATTAATGGTTGGAAATTAGTTCCGTCATACGCTTGAATATAGTTATATGCTGCACCGCTTGTGTAACCAATAGTTACTTGTCTTGAATTGGTAGTATTGGTCATAATAAATCCTACCCCACTTGCACCACCACTTGCCGTTACACTACTTGAGAAGGTAGCTGCTCCTGTGTTGTTTATTTCAAAGTCAACAGTTCCTGAAGCAATAGAACCTGCGTCACCAAGTGCAGGGTCTGTATTAGCATCTACTGACCTAATGATACCAAATTTATTTGCACCTATACCATTAGTAATCATAAAGCGTCTAGCAGAACTTGTCCAACCGCTATCTGAATTAAGAATTAAAACACCATAGTTTCCATAACGGTTAGACACGTCTTGTCTTAATGCAAATCCACTTAATCTAGTAGTAAAAGTAGATGATAAAGTGCTACCCAAAGAATTACCTAAGTTTGTATTTCCTTGAACTCTTAAATCACCACCATTAACCTGCAACCTCGCTCCACTATTAGATGGTGATGAACCAATAAATACATTGCCATCGGAGAAGATGCGCATTCGTTCGCCACCATTAACATTTATTCCAAGTTCACCAGTTGCAGGTTGATATAAAGCAGGAGCAGTTGATGAAGGATTGGCAGTTACAGGTGTCATTATAATAGAAGCACCAAGTATATTACCCCCAGCCGTAACCGAAGAGGAGAAGGTAGCTGCGCCTGTGGAGGCTAGGGTTAATCCTATTGATGCACTACCACCAGGATTTAAGAAAATAGAATAACCTGTCTCTGCAAATATCTGAGTATCTAATCCACCTCCGCCTGCCCAAAATGACCTTCTTGTAAGACCACCAAGGTTTTCAGTATTAGCATTATTTCTTAAAACAAATCCATTTAATGAATTTGACCTAACTCCATTATTAGCAGTTAAAATATCACTAAAGTTAGCTGCCCCCTGAACCAACAACCCTTGCGCAGGTGCTGCCGATGGTGTTCCAATAGATAGTCCACTATTAGAACCCAATGTCATCGCTTGGGTGAAGCTTATAGCGTTACCTGCCGTTCCTGATGGGGCGATTCCCCATTCGTATGCACCTCCTGAAGTTAAAAATCTAGTTGCAAAACCATTGTTTTGGTATCTAAATGCACCATCAAAAAGCCAATTACTACCCATATACAAGACTTCAGCAGTTCCTTGTTGACCTGCAATAATGCCTGAATATCCAAGCTGCATAGACCTAATAACAGTCATTCCAGCACTCGGTGTAACTCCTAAGCCAAGGTTGCCTGAGGAGTCGAGTCGCATTCGCTCTACACTATTAGTGTAGAATGTCATTGGGATATTTGCTGCTCCTCTAATCCAAAATTGGTCATCAAAAGTTCCGTTTCCTATGATAGTTCCAATTAAAGCAAGAGTTGTTGCGTCATTTGAAAATAATATATCAGTTTGTCTATTACCAGTAGTATTTGTTCTATTAACTACAATTCTTGCAATATCACTTTTTGATACTTGTAATTGTTCTGAGAAATTTACACCTGCCGATGTTGTATTTATACCAACACTTGAACCATTATCAAATACAATACTATTCCCAATCGTACTTGTCCCTGTAAACTTAGGCAAGTAGTTAGTTGTCCCTGTCCCTGTCACAGGGTTAGTCAAAGCATTCTGCTTGTTGTTAAATGTTGTCCAATCCGCTGCACTTAATGCACCTCTGTTAGTTGCAGAAGCCGTAGGGACATTTAAGGTAATAACGGGAGTCGTTGTTCCGTTTGCAACAGTACTTGATAAGTCCGTGCCTGATGTGCCAAGAGTTAAAGCTGCAACGCTTGTAACAGTTCCGACACCTGACCCTCCAACAAGAGCAATAGTACCGCTTGCATCGGGTAGGGTATAAGTTCTATTTATGTTGTCAGTTAATAGGAAAGAACTTAATGTAAAATTTTTCCATACTCCTGAACCCGTACTAAATCCAAAATTTAAAGTATTATTTCCAACAGGAGTTATTGCAGTATAACCTAAGAAAATTGTTTGAGCATTACTTGATTGCTTTAAAAGCAAGGCTCCTGCATTAAAGCCTCCGTTGGCAATTAAATTACTAGCAGATAATGTGTAAGTTCCTATATCAACTCCTGATGTTGCTCCAGTATATGGAACATAGGTACTAGCAGCAGCAGCGGTTGTTAGGTAAGTAGAATTATCATAGCTTATTGTCGTACCGCTAATCTTAACAAACCCAGTTCCATTTAAAGCAGCTTGTTTATTGTTAAAGGTTGTCCAATCGGTGCTAGACAAGAATCCATTCTGAGAGCCACTTGCTTGCTGAATAGTAATGTTTGGAGTAGCACCTCCACTAGAGAACAATGGACTTGATGCAGTTACAGATGTAACTGTGCCGACATTGTAAGTTCTGTTATCACTTAGGTCTTGAGTAGTTCCGTTTATCGTTATTGTACGGGATGTAGGAACAGGAGTAATATTTCCAGCATTCCAAATAGTATTTCCATTAACCTTTGCAGAATCATTGCTAGGCACAGAAATATTAACCCAATCATCCGCATCGTTAGTCGTGTAAATTTCCAATGACATAGCTTCGCCACCACGAGAAATTAATCTCATTCCTGCGGTATCTGAACCTCCTCCAAATGGGTCATTTGGGAATCTTATTCCTCCTCCTGTGCCAGTTGTCAATACAATTTGACCTGTCATTGTACCACCTGCCAAGGCAAGATAAGTACTCGCAGCGGCAGCCGTAGTTAAGTAAGTAGAGTTATCGTAGCTTATGGTAGTACCACTAATCTTAACGAATCCAGTTCCGTTTAGGGCTTGCTGCTTAGAGTTAAAAGTAGTCCAATCAGTAGAAGACAAAGCACCATTCTGTGAGCCACTCGCAAGCTGCAAACTCAACTGCTGAGTAGACAAGCTAAGACCATTTGCAGTCCCAAGAGTCACCGCATTGTGTCTTGCTGCCGTATTTGCAGCGACATCCGTATTGGCACTTACTCTAGCCTCGGTATAATAAAGATTAGTATTCTCAGTTACCTGACTAGTGTTGTAGTCTCCATTCGCAGCAATAACATTACCTGTCCTGCCAAAGACACTACTTACCGCATCCGTGTTGTCTACCTTCTGCCAAGCACTTCCGTTAGAGATGATCCAATCGCCAACCTCAAAGCTGATTCCTGCAAATGTTCCTGCCGTGCTTACAATGTAGTAGTATCCCTTAGTCCCACTCGATGGAGGGTTAGCCAATGTCGGGTTATTCGTAGAAGCGTTCCACAATCCTTGGTAGTTGACATTACCAATCAACGCATCGTTAATCTGAGTCAACGGAACCTTGCCGTTAGAATCTAAAGAAGCATAGCCGTTAGGTTGTCCTTTCTCAGATGTTACCTGATAAGTGGAGTTATCGTAGGTTATCGTTGTACCACTTGCCTTGACAAAGCCTGTGCCGTTAAGTTGTGCTTGCGCTCCAACATCAGAACGAGTTTCGCTTGGAGTTCTTTGATGAACTACACCACCGCTAATCGTTAGAAAGTTTCCTGTGGCATTGCTTACAGAAGACAAAGACAAATCTACCAATGCAGTTCTGCCACCAACAACCGCCATAGCATTACCGCTGCCGCTAGTTTTGGTAACTAGCAAAGCCTCATTGTTTCCTCCCTTGGTAACTTTTACACCAATTCCGCTTCCGCTTGTATGGTTGACAGTTAGCGTGTCGCTTGAGCCGTTGTTTGCAAATGTACCTCTCTCAGCGGTCAAATCGTGCGTGCCTAAATCAACATCCGCAGTCGCTCCTGTGTAAGGAACATATCCTGTTAGAGAAGGGAAGTTCTGTAAACTACCATCGCCTCTTACATACTGATCAGTAGTCCCTGCTCCAGTAACTGCAATCGTTCCGTTAGAAGTCAACGGACTATTAGCTACCTCAAACGCAGAAGGCATAGAAAGTCCTACTGAGTTTAGATCACTTCCAGGAGGGTTAACAGGAGGCAATGTCTCACCCTGCTCAACACCTGGGCTACTTGGTGATACACCTGTTCTTACTTTCTTCGCTGAGAAAAACTTACCTGATACATCTGCCATATTAACTTCCTATTTCGCCTAATCTTGCTAATTCTAATCTCCAACTATTTGCCATTAAATCTACATCCATAGCAATTACCATCCAATAATGTCCATCGTATTCGATGTTCTGATATGGTTTTATTTCCAATGGATTTGCAGCATCTCTAGGCAATGTCAATATCAATCTAGGGTTTTGTCTGCCCTTTATGTTTGCTAACTCCTGAAGGAATATCTGAATCAATGGTACTGACTCGACACCATCACGAGACCAAGCCTGAGAATTTGGATTGCCATATCCAGGTAAGTCGAGCCGTATAGCACTACTTGAGTTTTCTGTGTCGACATCGCCAATCTTAAATTTGACATCATCGTAGACATTGGAGTAAGATTCATCGGTTACGAATTTCTCTGATATTTCCTCTGTCGCAAAGGCATCGTTTTCTTCGATTTTAAGCGACATATTTCTGTACCCTACTGTGTACTTGTCTACCGATGCAGAGTTCGTTGTAATGACCTGATATAGCCTTATAATGACATTGCCATCTTCAGGTACAACTACATTAACAATGTCTAGCTTATTCCATGCATACAATGATCCCATTGGGAACTGCATGACTGTAAAGGTAGAACTCCAAGTAAAGGTATCTACACCATCAAAAGCCAAATATTTAGTTCCGATGTTAATCATAACACCTGCATTTGTATTTGGTCTTGGTAGCTCGCCTGAGAATCTAGGTTCAAAGAGAAACTCAAGCTGAAAACTTAAAGTATTCGCTAAGTCCTGAGCAATCGGAATACCAGTAAATACCCTTGTAGAGTCAAGTTCTATGAATGATATATTAATGTCTCCTGTTCCGCTTACAGAGCTTGTGCCCCATATCTTAGCGTATTCACCTAGCGAATCAGATACATACTGAATTTTCGCAGGATTAATTCCTGTTGGATAGGAGCTAGGCTGATTGCTAGGGATTGCAAGAACATAGTTCCATAGCCTTAACTGATAAGTTCCTGGGTATGCACTACCTGGTAAATTAAACTCCCAAGAATCAACACTAAACGGCTCCTCATAGATTCCTCCACGAGAAGAGTAGTCAAGTACACCAAGCTCCAATGTGCCTGTAAACTCGGTGTAAACAGGTCTTCCTGTGCGTTGTCCTCCTGTAAACTTGCAGGATACATCCATGCCAGGAGTTATCGTAGTAATTCCTTCTCTTGTTGCGTCTGTGTTGTAGTTAAATAGCCTGTAACTATCCTTAGCCAATTCAGGCAAAGAGATGATGTAGAACTCGTTCCTCCACAAGAAAACTCTGCAAAGGAATGGTTTTAGAAGTGCAGTTAGAAATTCTGATATGTAAACAGATGTGTTTTCAACAATGCCATTAATTGAAAGGTACAAAGGAATAGAACCATCTGTAAATACAGCATTAGAAGGAATCAATAGCTGTTCAAATACACCATCATTAGTATCTAACCTAGTCTCGTATATTTCACAAGCCATATTTATTGGCCTTAACAAAGGGAATGTTTGATTTAATGCCCCGAAGAATCCTCCAACAAATGTGTTGCCTGAGAATCCATCAAAGTACTGCTCATTTACTCTCTTAGAGTCAAATGAATTAAATCCATCAGAAGCAGTAAACTCCATTACTTCTCTTATTCCTACTTCATTAATTGTCAGGGTAGAATTGTTTATGTATCCTTCCCAAAACAAATCCCCTTCAATCAGAACTTTAAGTAACCATTTTCTGTAACCGCCTTCAAGAAGCTCAAAGTACTCGTCACGCATTCCGACAAGACCAAAGCTAAATGATGACCTTACGATTGGCTCTAGTTCATCTTGACCAAAGTTGCCCCAACGGAATGAGAATCCTGCCGTATCTTTTTGTATTGCAGAACCGATATATCCAAACTCGTAGATTTCTAATCTTATGAGTTGATTCGACTGATCCTCAGTTTCAGAAAAGAATCTAAGTTCATAATCCGTATCACTTGGAGTAAATGTGCCTGTAAGGTTAACTCTTAGCTTAACATCCCTTGATGGCATATTAAATGTCCAAGGGTTTGTCCCTGAAGTTAGGAAACCATTGTTAATGTTGTAAGAGCTAAAGCTAAATCCAGAATCAAATGTTCCTAGAATGGTTAAAGAAGTTCCTTCCTCATAGGATAGCAAAGGAGCTACACCATTAACTGTGATTGAACCTGTGCCTCCAAATAGTCCCGAAATGAATCTGTATTCTGCCATTGGTCAAAAATACAAAAAAAAATAGGGATTATCTTGACTTATATTTAGTGTTCGATTAGATTTGTCCCAACATGAACAGAACATTGAAAGAATCATCAGATGTTATCGCCAAGTGCATAGCAGAAATTAGGGCAACTCCTGAGAACATCACAGACGAATTAATCGAGAAAAGTTGCATTAAGTACGATGTCGATGAGGATCGCATCAGAAAAATAGCACTACTCAGAAAAAGAATTTAATGTAGTTATTTTGGGTTTTTGTTAACAGAAAGCCTTGGCCGTGTGGTCAAGGTTTTTTTATCTTATGTTTCTTCTGATTTGAGCCTGCTGAACAGTAAATAAGATGTCATCTCCATAAGATACTCCTTGGATGTTAACATCAATCGCCATTGCTCCTGCGGACATAGAAGTTCCAGAATAATCCATTGATGGAAGTTGAGGTAGAATTACTCCGTTGGTATTAGGCACGAACAACTCAGGTCTACGCTCACCTACGATATAGGCTCTTCCCTTAGATACAGGGCCACCAAATTCTCTTCGGTTTGTAAAGGTAGAACCTGATCCTGCTGACATTGAACTAGAACTGCTACTGCCAAAGTTTCCAAATGCAGCAAACGCAGCAGCAACAACTCCTAAAGCTCCTGCTATAAACGCAGGTAATGTTAATGGAGCGGCAGGGCCAGTTGCAGCAGCAGCTTGAGAAGCACCCGCAACAGCATTAGAGCCTGCTATTTTAAAGTTAGCAGCAACTAACTTAGCAGCAAATCTTAGAAACTCTCCAAGGAAAGTTCCCAATTGTGGATTATTAAATGCTCTACCAATCACAGAACCTAAACCTGTAAATGCTTGAGCTAAGTCTTCTACTTGCAGTTTGCTATTTCCTAGTAAAGCAGAAAGACCATTTTGAGCAGATTTTAATTGGTCTTGATATCTAGCTAATGCTTCAGGATCAGAAGTTACTCTAATTAATTCTTGTAAGTCAGATATTTGTTTTTCAAATGTTTCAACTAAACCTAATCCTAGTTTTGGTAATTCTAAACCTTCAAGTTGACTTTCATCAATTTCAATTTTTATTTCTAAAGGTTTTTCAGGTGCTTCATACTTTAAAAGTTCTTCTAATCTTTTTGATGCAAATTCAGCTTGATTTCCAAATCTTTCTAGTATTAGAATTTGCTCGTCTAAAACTCTATTTAATCCTTCTGCACTATCTTTTGCAGAATCAGACTTAGTTTTATAAAAATCTAATTGCTGATTTACTTTTTCTAGAATTCCTCTATATAATCCAATTTCTTTAGTAGCTAATGATTTTTCTAATTCACTATTAGAATTAGCAAAAGCTCTAGTAGCAGTTGCAATTTGTTCAGTAAGAAATCCTTCAAGTAACTCAAGCTCTCCTTTTCTTAAGTTATTTATTTTACCAGAAAGAGCATCTACAACTTCACCTGCTGTTTTAAATGCAGGAACATCAACTAATCTACCACCAAGATTTTCTGTTTTAAGTAATCCAACCTCTTTTAGTAAATTATTTAATAATCCTTGAGCTAATAATCCATTTGTATCCTTAAGAGACTTATTAAAGTCATCTTGAGCTTGCTTTAACTCTTCAACAGGACTTTTAGTTTGCTCTGCTGTTAAAGCATAAGCAGTAAATGCAGCAGTTACAGCAGATACACCTAGAACAAGAAGATTTGCTGGGCTAATTAAGCTAGTAAAAAATGATTTTAAAGCTGCTCCAGTGCTTCCAGTTGTTCCTTTTAAAGCAGTTAATTGTTCTGCAAACTGTTGAATGTTGTTTCCAACACCAATAATGCCAAAAGGAGCATCTTGAATAATTCTATTAAACGCAATAGCAGAACCACTAGCTGCTCCTGCTGATACTCTAAATTTATCAAATGATTGAACAGAAGTATTTGCAAAAGACTTACCTAATGAATTCAGTCTAGCAAGTTCTTGATTTGTTTGTTCTAACTCAGCATTAAAAGAAGCAATCTGTTGCTCATTAGTAGCCTGACTCAAAGAAACCTTTAATGCTTTAGCTTTAGCAGTTAACTGCTCAATCAATCCAATCTTTCTACGGAAGCCTACATTGGATTTTTCAGAATCCGTAGCAGTTTCAGATTCAAAAGATTTTAGAGTTGCCTTCGCCTTGTTAATGGCTGATTGCAAATCCTTTATATCGGCAGTTAATCTTATTTGAAGCTCATTCATATTTCAAAAATACTAATTTTTAGCCATCTTATCTAAGAAGGCTTGTCTACGAGCTTTTACCATTTCTGGATTGAATGTCTTTCCTCCATTATCAGTAGGTAATGGAAAGTACTGCTGAATGCTTTTGTTAGCTTCTTTCTTTGGTATTGAAGTATAAACTTGATATGCCACAAACCTATACTTCTCCCAATCTCTTGACTGACTAGTGTGATGACCTCGCAAAGTTAGTATTGTCTCCGAAAATGTCATTTCATAAAAATTTCGAGGAAGTATGCGAAGTTCACCAAAACATTCTTGGCAAATATCAATCCATGTTAACTTTTTTTTTCAGCGACAGAATCTGTCGTAGATTCCAATTCCTTAACGGCAGGCAAGTCAACTCCCATAGAAGTCCAAAAAGTTTGCCATACAGAATAGATGTCCTCTTCACCAATCTCTGCAATCCACTCTCCAACCTGCTCCACAGTTACAGACTCCTCAAATCCTACAACATAGTCATTGCCAATGATGCCTGCGTAAATCAAAGTCTTAACAAGTAGAAAGTGATTCTTCTCGTTAAGCTTCATGATTCGATTTAGCAAGTCCTCGGTCTCGAAATTAGCATTCTCACCCTTGTAGATAATCTTAGCAAGTTCAATAGCTGAAAAGTTATTGAACCGCAAAGTTCGGTTCTTTCCGCCTATGTTTAGTGTCATTATTCCTGTCATGCCACTAATTTAGTAATAAATGTAACAAGCAAAAAAAAAGCTCCTAAAAAAGGAGCCTTTTTACTAAACACAAACACGAAAAACAGAAATTAAGTTGTTACTGCGTCATCAATTGGGCCAGAACCTGTGATGGTTACAGAGTATGTCTGATATTCAGGAGCAGTTGCAGTTTCGTCAAACTGAGAGATGAACCCTTCACCATATCTGATGTAAGAAGCATCTAGCGATTCAAACTTAAACTTTCTTGTTGCTCTAGCAATAGTATATCCAAAGATGTCTTCAGCAGAAACTTCACTAGCACCTGGGTTGGTGTTAACATCACCCTCAAAGCTCATTGTCCAAGAAGCAGTAGAAGGAAGGTTTCTTACAAAGTCACCAGTACAATCGTTGTTGATTTCTGTAGAGCCTACGGAAATAGACAAAGATTTTGATGAGGTACAAACCGCCAATTTCCAAGATGGTGTTGAAGTTGCAGAAATGTCAATGTAAACACCAATATCTTTACTAAATAATTCGTTAGCCATAGTCTTATTATTTTATTATTTCAAAGGTATCAGATTTTTTTTTATTATCAAAATGGTACTACTATGTGAGAATATGTCCTAACATTTCTGTAAATCCAATACTCACCTGTTCTCAACTGAACACTATCAGAACTTGCTAGGTTGGTAGTTCCAATCTCCCATCCGTAAGCATTAATGTTAATGTCAGCATTACTCATAGGATTTATAATGTCTTCAATATCCTGAGCGATGTCAAATGCCTGATCCATACCAGTAGGTCTAGTAAAGCCTGTTACAATATCCAAGGTAACATCTGCATTGAACTTCTTACAGGTAGTATTAGTAATTTCAGAAGTAGTAATGCTAGAGATAATCACATAGGGATATCCTGCCATCTCAGGGATAGAAAATGCATCGTAGATAGGTACACCTATCTCTGGGTATAGTGCTTGAAAATAACCAGCTTTTAATGCTTTTGATAAATCCATAGTCAAAGATAAGGTTTTTTAACGATTTGTAAATCCAAACCTATTGCCCTCCTGCTTGAACGACAATCTGCATCTGCAATTAATCGTGTTAGTCATAGAAGCTCCTTGGGTTGAATCTCCAGGATATGCCAACTGCTGACCATTGATAATGAAGTTATTCTTTATCGGAATAAATAATTTAGGGTCTGTAAACAGGTGGGCATCTCTAGTTCTGTCATCACGAATTGCTTTCCATGCCTTCTGCCAATTTAACCCTGAGCTTTCTAATGCAAGAAGTTGTGCTTTACTCATTGCATTAGTTACCTCTGTTCTTGCAATCGTGTTAGATCGTAGCACAAGGTCTGTCTGTCTAATTAAGTCAGCTATCTGCTCGTTGCTTAGCCCATTGCCTCTGCTCTTGCCAATTAACTCGTTTACTCGCTTAACACCTGTAGATAGTACTTCAGCAATTCTAAATCCAATGTATGTGCTTAGAAAGCCATCCATAAGCCTTCTCCAAAACGATGTCATCTCGTTTACATTCTGAGGTGCAAGAGTGCTTGCTACCTCGTCAAAGATGTCTTTGGTTTGTATTTCTTGATTTGTGATTGGCTTGACAAACTCATTCCAAGTTAATGTGCCCTCATCCTCCATTATAAGCTGATACATGGCTTGATATACCATAGCTATACCTTGACCACTCACAGAGCCGATGTCTTGTCCTGACTCAAATAAACGAGCCATTTCATCGTATTGTTCATCCAATGCTCGGTTGATTAGCCTAGCAAATCGTTTCTCAAAATAAGAATGTCTTGAAAGATATATTTTGTCCGTGTAGTTCATTTAGAACGCTCATATATTTCTACTCCTCCCCAGATAACTAAGAAGCAGAAAGATACGGATAAAAGATAAGCAAACGGCTTATTGCACCATAGGGCAAACTCTAGGATGCCTGAGCAAATTGAAAGGCACAGAAATGACAAAGCAAAAATCTGTGCCCAATCCTTTAATTGTTTCATTGTGTTTGTAGAAGTTTCTTAATATTAGCTAAAGTTTTCTCAAACTCCAACCTTGCATTCTTATATAAAAATGACCTTGGTGGTAAAGGAACAAATGGATCTTGTTTGCCTTTAAATTGCCTCGCATATTCTACCAATCCATATTCTTGTAAAAATCCTTGGTCAACACTTGTGCCTGTTCCAAACTCAACAAAAGGAGCATAATTAACTTCGTTTATACCTCCAGCCTTTACAATCCAGGTTAATCCATTGTTTGAAACTACTGAACGAATCGTTCCTTTTAAAGCACTTGTTTTTACAGGCACATCTCTTTGTGCATCGGCCTCGGTTCTCTCTGCCCAACCTCTAACCTCTTTGTAGATACCTTGCTGTACTTTTTCCGAGTATTGGTCTAAATCCTTTAAAAGAATATTGATTCCGCTAACCTTAACTTGGACTCCCATTTCTATTAGTTGTTTCCATTGCAGCAAATGCTCTGATAGTAATGTATCTTCTCAATGGGTCAACCTTTGGTGCAAGAGCAGTAAAGTAATACCCTCTCCACTCAATCTGATCTCCATTCTGAATAGCAACAGAAGGATTGTATCGAATAAGAACCTCAATCAATGTACTTAATTCTTGCTTCTGTACAACAGTATCAACGCTAGGTGTAATTTCTTTAACACTAGCTCCCTTTGGTTCGTAGTAAGTAGATACGGTATTTATTAACTGACCTGTAACAGGATCTTGAGTCTGCACAGACCTTTTAAATACCACTTTTTCACGCATCATGGGAATACTATTCTTCTATATGGGTTCACTAATAACTTAACCTCGCTCAACAAATCAGGCTTAGAATTAGCCTCTCTGTATTCGTAGTAATGATAGGCTTGACGATATATTGCTTGCTTAATTGCATCATTTACCAAACTTGCGTTGGTAACATAGGTAATATTAATGTCTTTGCCACCTTCTTTTAGCAAATCACCAAATAAGTTGTAACCTGCCGTAGTGATTGACTGAATAGGGCCATAAGGCAACTTATAGTTCTTAGGCAAATGCAAAGCAATCAAGTTGATTGTCCGTACACCCAAAGACTTCTGCATATACTGCTCAATGTTCTGTCTAGCTGACTTTAGAAACAAAGCAATCAAGTTATCGTCAGTATCAAAGTCAATTCTAGCATAGTCTTTAAAGTCCTCCACATTGTAAGGCTCGACATAGCTTGCCTCACTCGTAAAGGTCACTTGGAGTCCTGTTGCACCTAAGTATTCATATACTGGCAGTATATCGCCAAGCATATCTTCGTTGTATTCATATCCTGCCATGACTCAAAGATAATAAAAAAGCCTTGGAAAATATCCAAGGCTCTTATTCTAAACTATTGACTTCTAATTAGGAAGCCAAAGTTACCTTAATGAACGCATTGTCATAGAACACAGGAAGTGCAACTCTCTCCTCAACACGAACCAAGATTACGTTCTTCTCAGCATCGTCAGAGTTCTGATCGAAGAATCTGATACGAGGAGCCTGGCGAGTCAACAACTGAGCTTGGTTCCAATCACCAACGATACCAGTTCCTTGAGAAAGGTAAGAGTTAGAGAATACAGGGATACCAACTACATTAAGTTGTCCAGTCAAAGGATTAACAGTTACAACACCTGGGAAGTCATACTCACCAGAACCAGAAGCCTTACCTAACAAGATGTTTACATAATCTTGGTTAGACAATACGATTCCAGTTGGAGTGTGAAGGTTGTTCTTCAACTGACGCAAAGCAGCATCAATCAAGATTTCGATGCTTACAGTCTTAGAACCATTGTAGTTCTCAGAGTTAGCAGCATCAAGAAGCAAACCTTGGATGAAGGTATCTTCCTTCTTCAACAATTCAGCACGACCTTTGTTCTGCAAGAAAGCAGTCATCCAAGCCAAATCTTCAATCATAGAAATTGGAACTCCTTTGATAAGACCTGCAATCCACTCGGCATCAGCCTGGTAGGTAGTCATCTTAGGCTCAATCTCAGGCTTAGAACCGTCTCCGTATGCCCAAGTGTTTGCTCCACCAGTAGTAGCAGTTTCTTTAGGATACTTAACAAACTCACCAGACATTGTTCCACCAGGAAGTACATTTCTGTAATGGAATGACTCGTAAGGCAACAAGATTGGATCTCTGAAGTCAGTTACGAAAGGCTCATAACCTGTGAAGTCAGAATAGTTGAAATCCTTCATGGTCAATTCCATGCCCTTACCAGACTTCACATTCTTAACCATCTCAGCGTGGTTAGACTT